TATTTATAAATAAAATGCTAAAGAAAGGAGAAAAACAAAATGGGATTAAAAAAAGGACAGCCAAGCCAAGCATTTTTGGAAGGTAAAATGGAAAAGTATAATTTTAAAAATTTGACACCGGAGCAAAGAAAAGAATATGCAAGAAAATCTGCTGAAACAAGAAGAGAAAATGCAAGAAAAAGAAGAGAAATGAAAGCACAGTTAGAAATGCTTTTAACTTTAGATGTAAGGTCTCCGCAGCTTAAAAAACAAATGAAAGAAATGGGTTTAACGAAAAAAGATATGGATAATCAAATGATGTTAATGGTTTCTTTGCTGAAAAAGGGATTCTCAGGTGATACAGGAGCTACAAAGTTGATAACAGAAATAATGAATGGTGAAGCAGTAAATCCAGCAGCAGTTCAAGCTCCAGTTATAAATATAATAGGAGTTAAGTCTGAGCATAAAAAAGATAAAGATGCCGAAGAAGAGGAATGGTTCGAAGATGAAGAGGAATGGTAAATTGTTATGGCAAAGAAAATGATTGTAAATGTAATAAGTGAAGAGCTTCTATCATATGGAGATAATTGCTTTATAAAGTCTATAGTACAAATAAAAGAAAATGACAAACAAGGCTTATATACAGAAATACATACAGCAAGAAAAGGCCAGTGGGAAAAAGAAAAAGAACAAGGTTATTATGAAACATTAGTATAGTGTCAGAAGACTTCAGATTTAATTATAAGCAATTTAATTATAAAGGTTAATAAAATATACAATAAAAATAAAAAATCAATCAGAAGTGAAAATAAAGCTTATTAAAAACAATTAAAAAAATTAAAAATATACACTAAATAAATTAAATAAATCTATTACATTGCTAAATAATTTTAGCAGAATAAAAATTAATGCAATGTTAGTAAGAAAGCAGAGGAATAGAAATGTGGAAAATGTTTTACAAAATCAAAATAACATAAACATAAAAGTATCTGATAGTTTTCTAGATTATATAAATGATTGGGACTATGAAACGTACTTAGATGTAGGCGGATATGGTAGTGGAAAATCATGGCATGCTGCTTTCAAGATAGTTCTAAAGTGTTTAAAAGAACGTAGAAAAGTATTAGTTGTAAGAGAAGTATATGATACAATAAGAGAAAGCTGTTTTGCTTTATTAAAAGATATATTGGGTAAGTTAGATCTATTAGATGAAGAGGATAACAGCAGAAAACAAATAAGCAATAAAGTAATAGCCAGAAACAGTCCGATGCAGATAAGGTTTCCCAATGGTAGTTTAATCATATTTAAAGGATTAGATAAAGCAAGTAAAATAAAATCTATACATGGTGTAAGTATTGTATGGTTAGAAGAATGCAGTGAAATAAAGTTTGTTTCATATGAAGAACTGTTAGGTAGATTAAGAGAGAATAACGTATCATTACATTTTATTTTAACATGCAATCCAGTAGGCAGAGAAAATTGGGTATATAATCATTTCTTTGCAAGATTAGATAATGAAGGCAATGAGATAATAATAATGGATGAAGAAAAGTTTTATACAAAGAAAACTGTAATAAAAGACGGAGTTTATTATCACCATAGTGTTCCAGAAGATAATCCATTTTTGCCGGTAAGTTATTTAAAAAGATTAGATAAAATAAAAGAATATGATCCAGATTTATGGAGGGTTGCAAAGTTAGGACAATTTGGAGCAAATGGAACAAAAGTATTGCCTCAAATAATAATTGCTAAGAATGCAAGAAAGTTTAAAGAAAGGGTAAAAAGTTTAGGACAATCTGCTCAGTATTTTGGATTTGACTTTGGTTTTGAAGAATCGTACAATGCTGTATTAAGTATGAGTGTAGATATAAAGAATAGTATATTGTATATATGGGATGAAATATATATAAACAAAATAACAGATGATAAGTTTGCAAATTTAGAAGAAATGCAAATTTTAAAATACAGAATAAATGCTATGAATGCAGCAGGGCATAACAAAATATTAGTAGCAGATAATGAAGATCCAAAAGCTATTCAGTATTATAGACAACAAGGCTTTAAAATAAGAGGATGTAAAAACAAATTTGCAGGCAGTAGATTAAGTAATACAAGAAAGATAAAAAGGTTTCATAAGATAATAATAAGTCCTAAATGTAAAAATACAAGAAGAGAATTGGAAAGCCTCACATATAAAAAAGATGCAAAAGGCAATATAATATATGATGAGTTTAATATAGATCCACATACTTTTTCTGCGATATGGTATGCATTAGATACCGTAACAGTAGCAGATTTAAAAGAAAAGAACTTTAATAGCAAATCAGGTTAAAAGGGGTGATAACATATGAGAGCAACTGAAGAGAGAATGGTAATAGAAAATACAATAGAAGAACGGTTTGACAATGATTACGACGTGCTAAGAGTAAATAGGAAGATACCTTATAATTTGTTAAAGATAAACTTTGATGACACAGCTACCGATTTATTTAATGAATTAGATAATATATATAGGTTTTATAAAATCTATGAAAAGGGAGCAAAGTTTATTGTAGAAGGAACAAGCGGCGACTATGTAGCGGCAAATTTAAAGTGTATGATGGCAGCAAGTTTGATAAATAAAGAAGCAAGATTTTTATTTGCAGAAAGTCCTTCAATTACAATAGAAGCAAAAGGTGATGTTGGAAAAATATCAAAAGAGGCTGAAGATAATTTGACAACTTTAAACGATCTTGTTACAACAGTATTGAGTATGAATAAATTTGATAATATATTGTTAAAAGCTGCAAAAGACTGCTTTATTGGAAAAAGGATAGCATATTTAGTTAACTTCAATTCTGATGATGGTATAACAATATCTTTTATTCCAAGCACACAGTTCTTTTACAAATATAAAGATGCAAATATAAATGAACTCGAATCATTTGTATGCGTTATGCCTTTAAATAGTGAAACAAGACAGTCAGAAAAAAAGTTATTTAGAAAGAAGTATGAGAAGGTAGAAGGAAAGGTTTATTTAGAAGAGGCAATATATTCAGGTGCAGGAGCTTTAATTGAAGAGGTAACACAGAGACAAGAATTAGCAATAGACTTTATACCAGCAGGCGTAATATTAAACGATGGACTAACTGGTGATATATATGGTATATCAGAAGTGCAAATGTTAAGAAGCTTTGAATCTTGGTATAGTAAATTAAGTAATTCTGATATAGATGCTGATAGAAAAAGCATGAATCCTATAAGATATACCGTTGATATGGAAGGTAATTCAACAAAAAATCTTTCAAGCTCAGCAGGTTCTTTTTGGGATTTACAGTCAGATCAAAACTTGGATAAATCTAATCCACAGGTCGGTTTATTAGAAAGTAATATGGGTTATAGTGCTACATTGGAATCAACTTTGAAAAGAATAAAAACAAATGGATATGAAATGGTTGATGTGCCTGATATAAACCTTGAAGCAATGTCGGGAGTAATAACTTCAGGTAAAGCATTAAAAGCGATATACTGGCCTCTGATTGTAAGATGCAAAGAGAAGATGAAAGAATGGGGACCAGCTTTAGAAAACCTTGTAAGAATAATTATAGATGGTAGTATGGTTTATGGTGATATTGCTTCTCGTTATATAACTGATACCGTAAGCCCAGTAGATTATAAAGTTAGCATTGAGCAAAATACACCAATACCTGAAGATGAAGTAGAAGAAAAGAATATGGATATATCAGAAGTAGAAAGTAAGTTAATGAGTAGAAAAACATATATGAAAAAATGGAGAGGTTTAACTGATGATGAGGTAGATAAAGAACTTGAACAAATAGCATTAGAAAGGCAAATGTTAGAAGAAAGTGCTTTTAATATGCCAGTTGAAGAAACAGAACCTTATCCAACAGATGAAGAAATAAATAATCAAATAATATAATATATCTGTAAAGCTCTATTTTAACCTCTGATAAACTTTTGTATAAATATAATAATAGTTATTGGCTATAAATAAAAAGTAGCTTAGAGTTAAAAATAGAGCTTTGTAGGAGGTATTAAAAATGGCAGCAAAAGCAAAACCTAATAAATTAGCTTTTCAAGATTCAGATAAAGCAAGAACAAATATAACAAAAGATCAAATAAAAGAGATATCAAAGTTATATGAGCAATGGGCTGATGATATTGCAAAATTAGCTGATAAATATAAGAATAAAACTACATCAAGTTCTGTAGTACAAGAAAGGCAATTAAGAGAATTAGAAAAACAAATAAGAGCAGCAGGACAAAACGCTTCCAATGAGGTGTATAAAAACATAAAGAAAAACATTTATACTATTTCAGATAATGTAGTGAAAACAAATAAAAAGTGGCTGCAAAGTTTAGGTTTTAAGGGTATAGAAAAATCAGTTGCCTTTAGCTATGTGCCTGAAGAAGTAGTAAAGAAATTAATAACAGGACAAATATATGAATCAGGTTGGAGTTTAAGTAAAGCTATCTGGGGTGATAATGAAGATACAATGAAAAGTATTTACAGAATTGTAGCAGGAGGTAGAGCAGAGAATAAAAGTAGTTATGAAATAGCAAAAGACTTAGAGGAGTTTGTAAGACCGAGTGCAAAAAAGAAATGGAATTTGAAAGATAAAGATGGCAGGTATATTTATCCTAAGCAAGTCGATTATAATGCGCAAAGATTAGCAAGAACTTTGACACAGCATGCATATCAACAAAGCTTCATTGAAACAACAAAAGATAACCCTTTAATAACTTCTTATAAATGGATAAGTAATGGCAGTAGAGTTTGTGAGGTATGTAAAGAAAGAGATGGAAGAATATACGAAAAAGACAAATTGCCAATGGATCATCCAAATGGAATGTGTGTAATGCAACCAGTAGTAAATAAAGATGCAAAGAAAGAAATAGCAGACTGGATAAAAGGAAAAGAAAATAAAGGACTTGATAAATTTGCCAAGAAAATGGGGTATAAGCCAAAAACAAATATATCAACTAAAGTAAAATATAACATGAATAAAATTGAACGAGATCTTGAACTTTATATAGGCGGCGGATATAGTTCATTTAAAAATGCAGTAAGCGAACAAACTTTTAAATTTGTAAAACAAAATATGAAATACTCTACAAAACCATTATATCGCGTAGAAGAAGCTAGATTTACATATGATAAGCGAGATTTTGATATAGGATATACATTTTCTTTTGATGATGATATAAGAAGTTTTACAAGAAATATAGATTATGCAGGTAAAATAATAAATGAAGGATTAGAAGAAGGTTTTTATGAACATCCAGTTGTTTTTGAAACAGTAGGAAGGGTACAACATTTTAAT